TAATTTTCGTGATCCCAAACTAAATCAAACTATGATTTCTAAAATTAATATTCCTCCTCAAATTCCTTTATTATCTTATTATGAAGAAACTATTATTGATAATAAATAATTTTTATTTATAATTTACTTGATTTGGCAAAACGTTTTAAATTACATTCTACAATTTCTTGTGGTTTAATAGGATCTATAAAATCCTGTTCTCCATAATACACAGCTGCCCAAAATCCAGTTATCCAAATTACTTCTCCGCGTAGCCTTGATGTTCTAACGTACATTATATTTCATAATAATATATTCTTTATATAGATTTTTTATTATTATTTTTTTATTTGTTATCTCTTCATTATTTATTTGTTATTTTTCTTTTTGACTTTTTAATCTCATCAACTTTAAGTTTATCATCACCGATAGATTTTAATTTATCCTCATAAAATTTAGGTATTCCACTTATAAATAGATATCTAAATCCTTGTAAATAACAATCACAAAGATCATCTTTTTTAGTATGCACATCAAGATATTTTGAATCACTTTGATTAATTAATGCTTGACAGTAAATTAATCCTAAACCTTTCGTAATTTCATATTCTTCTCTTTTATCTTTAGCTTTCCCTAACTTATCATCTGTTACACCTTTCATAACTTTTAATTTATTAGATGGTGATATGAATTTAATATTTGTAATTTTAGATTTTGTTACATTTTTATCAATTATACCTCTGAAAACAAAATATGAATATAATAAAGTTGCAATTGTTTTCATATTAGGATTCTTCAAAGATGGCTGATTTTCAATTAATACTTCATCCACATCTAAAAACGTTTTGAATGAATCTAATTTTGTAAATAATTTTATAGCAAGTTCTTGTAGAGGTTGTTGTGAACAATTCTGTCCCTGTAGCTTTTTAGGTTTAAATTGAGTTAAAATTTTTTTTGTATCTTTTTCATGTTTATCACAAAAAGACCATTCCTTATTATTTGAAACAATAACAGATGCGGAATTTTTACATTTTAAATGATTACATGCAAATGTATTATTCTCTTCTAATTTATCAATTGTTGGAATAAATTTAGTTGAATGTGCTTTACATAAAGTTTTATATTCATTTAATTCAGATTTAGTAGATGGAAAATAAAGTGATGTAAATCTAGCAATTTTACCACATTTATTTTTTGTTCTTAATTCAAAACAACAAAGATCTCTATCTTCAACTAAATTAATTATATTCCAGTCTTTTACTGTAATTGTTTCATCCTTTTTTGTCATCAAACAATAAGCTAAATTTTTAATACCTACATCAAATGATAAAATCTTAGTTTCCATTATATAAAGATATATTATATATTAATCTTTAAAATATTAACTCAGCTGAATATAGATGAATTTAAAAATGAAGGTATTACAATAATCGAGAATGTGTTATCTGAGAATGAAATAGTGCACGCGCGTGAAGGTTTACATAATCAATTATTAAATGATTTTGGAATTAATCATTATGATATTCTAGAAAAAAAAATAGAACCTCCCAATGTAGTTAGAAATAAATCTGTTTCTTCAAAGATATTTTATAATAAATGGAAAATAGATATATTAACAAATTATCATATATATAAAATATATAAGGAATTAATGAATAATACCTTTTCATCATCTAAATTAAAAGGTTATGAACATCCATTTGGATATTCTGACGATGTTGTACCATTTATAGATAAAATATGTTGGAGATTGCCAGATACTATACAATTTGAAGGTGGATTGAGCTTACACATAGATAGAAATCCATTAGACCCATATTTATTAAAATTTAATAGACTAAAACGTTTTAGACCAATACAATCTTTTATTTCACTAACAGATTCATATGGATCAAATGGAGGTGGCTTAAAAGTCATAAAAGGATTTCATAAAATAATTGATGATTATTTTAGCAAAGATTTAAATTTAAAAAATGATCCTTCATTAGAAGCAGGTGAATTTTTTAGATTACATTCTAAAAAATATGCAAAATTATTAAATGTATTAGAACCGGTTAATGTTCCACGTGGTTCTCTTGTATTATGGGACAATAGATTACCACATGCAACATGTGATTATCTAGATGGTTTTGATACAAGAGAAGTAGTTTACTTAAGTTATATTCCAAATATTGAATTAAATAAAAAATATCATACGTTACAATCAGAACATTTAATAAAAAATTATTATCCTCCAGTGTATTTTGAAAATAAAAATCAATTTTGTGATTTAAATTTTAATATAAATACATTAAGTGAGTTCCAAAAAAATATATTAGGAATAAAAAATTGATTTAAATAGTTATTATTTGTTAATACTTTTATTTATGTTAACTATTAATAACTATAACAAATGTCAGATATAAAAAGTAAATTACAAACAAAACTTGAATCAGATATTAAGAAATCAATATTACCACCAGATGTAACAATTAATACAATGACTGTAATTTGTGATACTGATATTGTTTTTAATGTAGCAAATATTGCAAAATATATTAATCTTGACCCTTCATCAATTATTGATATTAAATATGGTAGAACCGGAGATTCAATGACCAATAGAACTTTGTCTAAACAAAAACGCGGTAAAAAAATTAAAAAGAAGAAAAAAGTATTTTTTAATCAAGTATCGATTAAAATTATGATTAATGACAAGAAAGATCGACCTGTAAATATTAAATTATTTTCAAATGGTTCTATGCAGCTAACTGGATGTAAGGTTGTAAAGAATGCATTGGATACCATTGAAAAGATTTTTGTTGAATTAAAAAAAGTTAAAGGTATTGTAAATTCTACAACAAGGAAGGTTGAAGAAAAACCATTCTGTAATAATTCATCTTTGCTGAAATTAGAAAAAATTAAAAACATATATGTTGCAATGATTGTTAGTAAGTTTATCTTTCCTGTTAAGATTAATCGGCCAAATCTTCATAAGATTCTAGTTAGAGATGCGTATGATGTAGAATATAATCCAGAAACACATTCTTCAGTAGATATTAAATATAAATATGGAAAAGATAAGATTTCTATTTTTGTCTTTGAAAAAGGACCAATTGTAATTACTGGTGCAAAGACATGTGGACAAATTTTACATGCATATAATTTTATTAACACATATTTATTGACTAATCATAAAGAAATTTCTAAGAGAAATTTAGATCAGAATGATATTAAAAAGTTTTTAAATCCTGTAACTGAATCTGAAGTTTGTATGGATTTTTATAATCATTAAGTAAATTTTATAATCATAGGTAAATTAGTAAACATACAAATAAATAAAATAAATAAAATAAATTATAAATCTAATTCTTCTAATTTTGCTTTAGCTTGTTCCAATTTCTCTTGAATTGTAATAGCCATTGATTTAGATGAAGACCATCTTTTGCTATTTTGTTTAGGATGTTTTTCTATATTTATCCATTCTCTAAATTTATCTTTATTTGGTCCATACATTTCTGAATAATATAAAACATATTTTGGCATATCTTCTTGTTTTAATCCATCAGGTAATTTCTTTGCATTATATTTTCTATTTCTTTTATCTGTATTTTGATTCTGTTCTGATTGTGTTGCAAATCTTAAATTTTGATTTCTATTATCTAATTTATCACGATTCTTATGATCTACTGATAGTGTTGCATATTTTTTTTCATTGTGTTTTTTACAGATAACTTGATGGAGATATGTCATTGTATCTGTTGATTTATAAGAACGTGTTGATATATATCCGGTACTATGATAAGACCATGTTGGATAAATATGTTTATCTGGATTAATAACTTCTTTATAATCTTCAATTGAAAATTTTGTATATCCGTCAGTTTCACAGTACATAATATAATATTCATCACCTTTTTCATTCATAACTAACCAATGCGGGTTTTTTAATGAACCAGCATTACTACCCATTGTTACAAAATGCCCAGGATATGATTTTTTAATAATAAGATTTTGTTTATTTGGTAATTCATATTCAGTTAAAGATTTCCATGCATTTTTAATTGTTTCATTTCTACTTTTGTTTGAATTTTCTTTGAATAATTCTTGATTTAATAATTGAATTTTTGATAATGATTCTTCTTCTGACTCAACTTTAGTATTAACTTTTGATGATTTCTTTATTGGTGTTTTTGGTTTATTATCTTCTTCTGAATCATTATTACTATCACTATCACTATCACTATCACTATCACTATCACTCTCAGAATTTCTTTTAACCTTTGTTGGTTTCTTAATCGATGTTTTTAGTGTTTTTGATTTATTATCTTCTAAATCATCTTTAATCTTTGTTTCTTTATCATCAAATTTAAATAACTTGAATGAATCATTATTAATTCTTTTACTTGATGTTAATTGAGATGGTTTATTTATTTGTTCTGTATTGTTAATTGTATTTGTATTATTTTCTGTAATCTTTGTTGGTTTCTTTGGTGTACGCTTGATTTTGTGACGTTTTTCTTCAATAAATTTTTTTAACTTTTTATCATCCATCGGTTCATAATCATGTTTGTCGATAATTCTTTCGATTAATTGCCTATCTTTTGTATCATCAATTGGTCTCATCTCACTAACTTTCTTTGCACCACGTTCCATTATATTAATATAAACAGAAATATTAATATAAATTTCAACACATTTTGAAATCAATTTTTATTAAAAACTATATATAAATATCTAATTTTTGAAAAAGAGTAATAGCATAATAAATAACGCACTTTCTAGTTGGCATAAGCAAGCCCTCCCATACCGCTCATAATTCTGAGAACGTTGTAAGAGAATGCATAGATGTTGACATTGGTGTTGTCGAATAAGGAATCTAATTGGACATTGCCAGCAGTTCTGAGGTTATCACCATAAGTTAAATTGAGGAGAGTTGTATCAATACGAGATAAGTTAGCAGAACCAGAAGGTTGGTGTTGTTCGGGGTTAAGAGCGAATGAGTATACATTGACACCATCAGCTGGAGTACGAGTGTGGTGTTGGTGAGGTTGTACGTAGTTGAAGTAAGCACCGTTTCGGATATCAAATCTGTCATGACCGTTGAGTTTGAGTTGGGCGGTAGATACGAGGTTACCATTGCCATTGAGGTCAAGACCGTAATTGGTAGGATCTTGGACGATTACATCAAAAGGATTTGTTGCGTTGATACCAGAATAAGCAGTGGCACGGGCATCATTGAGATCGGCAACTGGGACAGAGAGATCAGCAAGAGTAAGTGAGTGAGAAATTACAGTTACAGCATCAGTTGGAAGAAGACGAGCTGTTGTGGCAGTAGCCCATTCTTGATAACCACCAGATGCATCACCTGTAGCAGTATTAAGAATTACACGTGCACTATTAGAACCAGAAACATCAAGTGTTACAAGTACAGAGCTAATCTTATCACTAAGATGTACACTGTTATTGCCAAGTACACTAGGATTAAAATATAAACAACCAAAAGTAGATTCAGTTGAAGATTTGTTATTTATGAGAACAGTAATATCTACACCGTTTCTGCTGGCGTCAGTGTTAGTTGGTTTGACATATTGAGATGCATTGTTATTAACTTCTGGTAATACAAGTTGTTGCCAACCAATAACTGCACCAGATGCACACATAAACATACCAGCTGCAGCATTTTGGGCACCATATTCAACAGCAGCAGCTTCGTCGCGTTCACCAGAGTAAGTGAGGAAAGCTTGGCCACCAGCTACATTCCAGCAACCAAGTTGAGGAGTGAAGACAATTTCCTTGGTAGGATGGTTGAATTCGAGCTTATGTTTTTGGTAACCATTGGGTACACTGTCGGGAGAGTTATATTGGAGTTGTTCAATGAGGTATTCATGACCAACTTGGGCCATTCTGCGGCGTTCTTCGGAATCAAGGTAAATGTAGTCAACCATTAAACCAGCTGATACAAAGTGAAGACCATTAACACCGGTTAAAGCAGCATAACCAGATGATACTAAGAGATCAGTAGCAGCATTGAATTCAATAGTGAAGCGAACTTCGTGATATTGAAGAGCAATAAGGGGAAGAGCAAGACCAGTATTGCGGTTGAAGGAGAATTGGAGAGGGATGTAAAGTTCGTATTCAGGGAGAATAACATCACCATCAGCAACAGCACCACGTAATTCAGTGAGTTCAGGAACATCACCAATCATGGCACGATAACCACGTTCTTGGTCAACAGTATGAGTAAGTTCATACCAGACATCCAACCATGTACCCCAGTGTTTGTCAATTTGGGAACCACCAATTGTGAGTTCAATGTTGTTAATAAGAGCATGACCAACACGTTTAACCCATGCAACACGTGTACAGTATACATCATTTGATTGCCAGCCGGCAACTGTTGTATTTACTTCGGGAAGAACAACACGGAGATACATTCTAGTAGCAAGATCACCATTGCGGAGAACTTGAACAGTGTTTCTCTTGTTGAAGTCAGCAGAGTCTAATGGAAGTTCAATGCATTCCATAGAGAAGTTGGTGTGTCTACGATAGACAACCTTGAAATATGTAATTTGAGGATTACCGGTAAGGTAAACATCTTGAGCACCATAAGCAACTAATTGCATTAATCCACCACCCATTTTAGTATATTATAGGTTTTAGAAAAAAATTATTAAAACTATATTAAAAAGTATTTTTATTTTGATTATATTTAACTGATATTTTATTTTACATGTATACTTTTACAAGGTAAAAATGTAATTTTTAATAAACTCGTTTTTTGTGTTTTAAAAAATACATAATTTTTTACTTAAACAAATATTTGTAAATTTAAATCTATTGAGATAATTTAGATGTCAGTTTTTAAATCCAAACCTACAAAGGTTAAAGTTGTAAATGAACGTGGAACGCTAGATGAAATACATAGAGAAACAATTAATAGTTTTAATGAGGGTAGAAAATTATTCGATCAAAATAAACAAAAGATTTATTTATTAAAAGAAAAATTAAAAACATTTGATTTATCAAATAAAAATTATGATAAAATTAATTTGATTAAAAATAAGATAAAAAACTTAGAAAATGAAAATAATAATTTAGATATATTAAATGATGAATTAAATTATTTTGTTAAAAATAGTGACATTTTATTAAATTATTATAAAGATGATAGTAAAATAGATAATATAGATGAGATTAGTGAATCAGAAGATAATAATGAAATATTAAATGAAGATTCTGATGATTTTTTAGATAAATTAAATTCCTTTGACAAGGGAGGACAAAAAGAGGTTAAACAAAGTAAACAAAAAAGAAGAAAAAATAAAGAAGAAGAAATTGTTTGTAAATCAATTTTAAGTTTTTTATCTAATACCTCATCTAATTGTGATGAAAAAAATTTAACTTCGACCGAATTACAGCCATCAGTTGTAGTTGAAAAAGGGACATTGAAAAATCAATATTTAATGCTTAATGATCCTATATTTAGTTGTAAAAAAACTAAATTATCACCAATAAAAATATGTCAAACATGTACAATTGAAAAAACTTTACTACAATCAGAAGGTATTTATGTTTGTCAAAAATGTGGAAATTTTGAATATGTAATTATCGAAAGTGAGATTCCATCACACAAAGATTCAATGAATGACAAGCCAAAATATCCTTATAAAACTATTAATCATTTAATTGAAAGATTAAATCAATTTCAAGGTAAACAAACTACAATAATACCCATAGATATTTATACATTAATAGATGTTGAATTAAAAAAGATGTTAATTGAAAAAGAAGATGTTAATCCAATTATAATTAAAAAAATTCTTAAGAAATATAGATTAAATATTTATTATGAACATTGTTATTTAATATTTTCAAATGTCACAGATACCCCTCCACCATCTTTAACACGTGATGAGGAGGAAAAGGTTAAGAATATGTTTAAAGCTACTGAAAAACCTTTTAAAAAATATAAACCAGAAAATCGGTCAAATTGTCTTAATTATTCTTATACTTTACATAAATTATTTTTAATTTTAGCTGATTTTGTAAAACAAAATGGAGATCAAGATGGATATAATAGAATGATTAATAATGCTAAATATTTTGGCTTATTAAAAAGTAGAGATAAATTAAAAATGCAAGATTTAATTTGGAGAAAAATATGTATAGATTTAGGTTGGCCATATCATCCATCATTTTAAATCTAAAATATATTTAAAGAATAAATCTTTATAATAAAGATTATAAATGGCGAATGAAAATTCACAATTAGTTGTTAATAGAGAAAACAATACAGTAAACGAAGAATCAAATACATATGAAGAAGATATGGAGAAATATACAAAGATTGATAATTTAGATGAAGATCCAGTTTATGGAGACAATGTTAATTATATTCTAGTATCTTTCGCATCTCCAGAAGGAATCATGAATTGTAATATTAGAGCTTTTAAGATTCGTAATTATAAAGGTAAACCTGCTATTTTTAATACATATGAAGAAGCAGATAGAGCAGCTAAAGAACTTCAATTGGTTGATAAATATTTTGATGTATTTGTTATGACTAATGGAAAATGGTATGCATGGGATCCTAATCCTGCAGATCGTAAATATGTACAAGCAGAAAAGTTTGATAATTCAAAAGAACAAGAAGTAATGGATGGAATTAATAAAACAGCTATTGAACGTCAACAAAAACAACTAAATGAAATGAATGCTTTAATTGGAAAGAAGAAGGCTATGATTGATGATGGTAAACACGAGAATCAAAAGCGTAAAGAAGAATTGATTAAACAGGGTACGACTGAAGCTACAACTGAAGTCGAAGATAAAACTGAAGCTAAAGAACCACCCAAAAAGAAGACACCGCATAATAATATAGCTATTAAAGAAAGACTTCGTAAACGCGTTGAAGAAAAACGTATGCAAGAACTTAAAAAACCAGTAAATACAACAGAACTTTCATCAAAATCTAAATTAGATGAGATTAGACAATCTGAATCTAATGTAGAAACTGTAAATAATAACATTAATAAAGCTAAACAACTTTTAGCAAAGATGAAACAAAATCAAAAATAACTAAATAAACGTAAAAATAAATAAATGAGTAAACTTATAAATAAATGAGTAAACTTATAAATAAATGAGTAAACTTATAAATAAATGAGTAAACTTATAAATAAATGAGTAAACTTATAAATAAATGAGTAAACTTAATATAAAATCAAAGTGCACTGACAAAATATTTATTAATTTTTTCTGTTTTTCTTTTATCTAAATCATTTAAACTTAAAATCCAGGGGTCGGGTCTTGAAAACATTGTTTCAAACACATCCGATGGAAAAACTGGGTCATTTAATTCATCTTGATAAGATTTAGGTAAATATCTATAAACTATTTTTTCTATTGGTTTTTCTTTTTCTTTATATCTATAATATTGGTCAATATAGAGGATTAAAAATCCAACTAATAAAATGATAACACCTATTAATTTACTATTCATTATATTAATATATTAGTAGATTATTTATTTTTAAATTTCTGTAAAGCTTTTTGTTTAGGATCAATTACATTACCATCATCATCAACTTCTTGTTTCTCAACATCTAAAATTGTTTTTGATTTTTTAATTTGAGAACACCATGAACCATAATCTATTTTATTAGTTAAATTTCGAAGTTTCCAATCTTTAACATAATTTTTTTGATGATATAATTGTAATTGTTTACATCCAATTTTTACTTTTACACCTGTTAGATCTGGCGCTTTATACCAAAATATACGCTCAAGTGGATTTGATACTTTTCTTCTATTGTCAATAACCATACAATTATTATCCAATGTAAGTTTTGTAAAAACTTGTACAAAAGAATTAAAATTTGGCAACATACCAGCGTAGTGGTCATATATTCTTTTTTGATTTGAAACAGTCTCTTCTTTTAAGAGAAAAAAATAATCAAAATTCGATCTTAATTCTGGTGTAATACCGAGTGGATATTGCATAG